GCAGGAGGAGCAGGGGGAGTGCCGTAAAAATACTCGGAATTAGAGGTGTCAGGAGCAGGAGGAGCAGGGGGAGTGCCGTAAAAATACTCGGAATTAGAGCTAGTGGGGGCCGTTGCCTCCTGCGTTACCCTTGCAGTTTCTTGAGCAGCAGCCTCGGCGCGAGCCCGTTGAGAAGCAGACTCTCTGTCAGCAGCTTCTTGCGCTACCCTTGCAGTTTCTTGAGCAGCAGCCTCAGCGCGAGCCCGTTGTTGTTCCTGTTCACGTTTAACCTCAGCGGCTGCTTCTTCCGCCTCTCTAACGCGACGTTCTTCCCCCGCCTTGGCGACGGCATCTTCTCTAGCAAGTTGATCAGAGGCTTCTTTTTGGGCAGCAGCCTCCCGGACACTCTTATCAATCGCCTCTTGAGTTGCTTTAGCTTTAGCATCGTCTGCCGCTTTTTGAACAGCAGTTTCAGCTTCTTTTCTAGCAGTCTCTGCTTCTTCCGCCTCTCTAACGCGACGTTCTTCCGCCGCCTTGGCGACGGCATCTTCTCTAGCAATTTGATCAGCAACTTCTTTTTTGGCAGCATCCTCCTTGGCCTTCTTATCAATCGCCTTCTGAATTTCTTTAGCTTTAGCATCGTCGGCCTTTTTTTGAAGAGCATCTTTTTGTTTTTTGGTCAGTACAGTAGGATTGTTGGCGTTAGGGGAAACGCCGGGGATATTACTACCACCACCACTGGAATTACCCCTGGAATTACCCCCGGAATTACCACCGGGATTGACTGTGTTAACAGAGTTGCCGCCGTACCCACCACCTCCGCCTACAGAACCTCCCCCGCCAGTTCCAAAGCCGGGAGTGCTTCCACCCCGAGCTTCCCACCCGGCAGCCGAGCCTCCGCTAACATTGCCGCCTCCGTAATTACCAGTCGCCCCTGAACCAAATCCCCCAAATCCGGGTTCAAAACTCATTAGCCCCGTGTTCGGGTTAATTTTACCACTGCCGCCCATGCGCTTGAGCATCGCGGCTTCTTTTGGATTAATGTGAGCTAAAATTGTATCGCCATTACGCCCCATGCCCTGCAACTTCTGAGCGATAGACTGTATGCCGCCGTTAGCATATTTACGACCTACGTACTTATTTATCGGCATCAGCGTAACCCCTTACTGTCTAGCGCGATTGGATACTTCACGGTAGTCTCCTATTAACCTAATCGTGGATACGGGGTAGCGTAGGCAGCACCGGGAATACCCGGAAGAGGCTGTGGTGGTGCGGACGGCGGAGCAGTTGGGGCATATGCCGGTCCAAGGTTTGCAAAATCAATCGGCGGTCTTGGCGCAAAAGGCCTTGAAAAATCAAACCCCGGAGTGGCTACCGTTGGGGCTCCAATGTATCGCTGCGCCGCTGCAAAGGTAGGGGCAGTTGGAACGACGGGTGGAACGACGGGTGGGACAACCGGTGGGACAACCGGAGTTTTTGGTGGTTTGGAAGTCCCTTGTGTTGGTAAAGGGGTCCGATCTCGGCCACCGTATAACTCTTTATTGCTCCCCGCCTCTGGGTGGAGGCGGTTGAACATAAGAATATCCATATCCTCTTTAGACATCTGTTTGTCGCGATTATACTGCTTTTCAAGTTCACTTCTTGCAGTTGTGTTGGTTAAGAAATCTAGAACAGAACTTACCCCCGTTGTATCGGCAACAGTTTTTACGCCAGTGCCTATGGCGTCAAATGTCTTATTGAGGTCTCTGATAAAAGGTGAGGTGGCTACTTGCGTTGGCCTATCCCCCGCAAGTTCCGCATGCCAGTACTCCCCCTTTACTGGGAAACTAAGACCCTGCCCTGTAGCAGTAGTTTGAAACTTATTAATTAAATCTTCTCTTGCGGCACCATTCCCGCCAAATGCAATGTCCATTGCAGCGGATTTTTGATGCTGGGAAGATCCCGGCATAGCAACCTGTGTTCCGGGGGTTTTGAAGTACCCTGCTATATCAAATAGATCCTTGAACTCTTGCCCCGCAGCAATGGCCCCTTTTTCCGACACAGACTTATCCCAGTCCTCCGCTACTTTAGGGTCAATTTCCCTAAGCCTGTCCGAAATAATATTAGCTTGTTCTTCTGGACTTCTATGTGCAGATCCTATGGATACATCACCGGGCGTTTTAGCCAAGGAATCAAGCATTTTTGTCAGATAATCTTTAGAAAAACCTTGCAACATATCATTGCGGGTTGTTGTCTGATCCCCTGTTGCCCCCGATAATTTAATATATCCCTTCAGCATATCCGCATTGGGGATCATGCCGCCAGAGGTTGGATCGTACTGACCACCTTGAGATGAAGTTAGAATTTCATTGGCACGTCTAAAATCCATGGTTGTTGTTGGAGTAACCGGGGAGACATTTTGGTCTACTATAGCATCATTTCGTGATCTTGAACCCGCGGAATCAACCGTTTGAACTTTTGGTAAAGGAACACCTCGCAGCGAAGCAATCCCTGCTGCAACACGCTGAAGTTCGGACTGTCTCATCCCCTCTGTTATAGCAGCTTGTCTTCTGTCGCGGTCTACAGCATCTTGAGTTGCTTTAGCGCGAGCATCGTCCGCAGCTTTTTGTCTTTCGCGGTCTATAGCATTTTGAGTTGCTTTAGCGCGAGCATCGTCCGCCGCATCTCTAGCGGCTTTTCCACCGTCACCGCCGCCAGTGTTTCCGCCACCCTGTCGATCTCTATCTCCGCCGCTGGCTCCGGGACTGCCAGTACCAGATCCGGCGTTGCTATTACCAGATCCGGCGTTGTAGTTTCGATCAGCGTCAGCAGTATTTGCCGCAGGACGATTTGCTTCTGCTTGTGCTTCTTGGCTTTCGCCCGGTTTACCAGCCATAACCGTGACCCCTTACTGTCTAGCGCGTTCGAGTGAGACATTTGCACGTAACTGTGCCACATCTTCCATGGATTGCAATCTTTCGCGGTCCAAAGCGTCCTTCTTTGCCAGCTTCTGCTGGTCAAACTGTAGGCGCGCCTGACCTTCTTGACCCTTCTGCTGCAACTCCTGAGCCTTAAGCTGCAAGTTCTGCTGCTGGATTTCAATCAATGGGTCTACGCCCTGTGGTGGTGGCGGAACAAGCTGTTGCAACAACTGACCCATCAACTGCGACTCTTCCTTCGCAACCTCCGCAGCCATCTGAACAGGGTCAAGATTAGGCATATTCATGCCCATTTCCTGCTGCATTTTCAACACGACCATCTGTTGCGACGCCAAAGAAGCGTGTTCCAAGATGTGTGACAGCAACACACCGTATACAGTAGGGGATGTTTGCATGATTGGCATTTGAATAAAGGCAACATGGGTCTTTATATGCTCAATATGGTCCTGATCAGGGAACGCTTTCAATGGATTTCCACCCGTCGGGATCACCAACGACCGTGCATTCTCCAAAAGAGCGTCTTCAGGCTGTGGCGGAGGGGGAGGAGGTAGTACAAGATCAATGTCTTGTACTCCGAGGGCCGAGTACATCCGTCGGTACGCCTCGTAAAGGTTGTGCATCTGCGGTGCAGCCTGTGCCAACTGCAACTGCTGTTGTGCAAGCGATATCCGCTGCGTCATAGAGAAGATATTCGGGTCGCTGACAGGAACTACGTCCACCCGACCATCGAAATCAGCCGCCATAATCGTCTGTTCGCCGCCAATTACCTCATATGGGTACTCAGGTGGCAGCGAATCAGCAAAAACCTGCGCCAACAGCTTCAATTCCTGCATCTGGGCGTTGTGCAACCGCTTGTGAACAGCAGAAATGACCCTCGAACCACGCTCCAGCAACGCAATCGTCGTTCCAACAGGCATTTCTTGGTTGGAGTCACCCATTCCAAGGTCCGTGGTCCCCACAAACTTCTGCGCGGCATCAATACAGAAGCCCAAAAGCTGCATAAGTGTTGCAGATGGCTCCCCATACGGCAAAGGCATTAGCGATTCACGCAATACGCCACCCGGAGCATCGACATCACGCCACTCTCCGGGCTGAATCGGACTTTGATCCTCCATTCGGAGGCCCCTTGTCTTAAATCCACCCGGTAAATTGGCCAGTGTACCCGCATCAATCAACTGGCGGAGGATGGAGGTCGAAGATCTCGACAAATTCCCCAAAAGGTGAACCAACCCAAAGCCATAAAACCCTAACCCGGGTAAGAACTTGTAATGAACGAAGTACTGACGCTTCTTTTTCTTCGGGTCGTCTTCACGATAATTGCGCCGGACGGACAGAACTTCCATCGAATCAGGGTCGAACGTAACAATGTACGGCAACTTAATGCCGGTTTCCTCACCGTCCTCGTCCGTGTCTTCAAAACCCTCAATGTCAAGATTGCAGTGGCACTCGTACAAAACGTATTCTTCGCTGTCGCCCGTAGGTTCCCTGCCAGAAATATCGTCCAGCCGCTCTTGGATCTGGTCGCGCTCGTTCTCCGCCGGTTCTCCGAGGTCCACGTCCCGATAAAATCCGCTCACCTGCTGCTTGCGGAGTTCATTCTTGCTCATACGTAATACGTGTGTAACGCGCTCCGCCGTCATCAGATCTCTTGCAAGATACGGAACGATCAAATCCTTCGGCAAAACATACGGACTTGTCGCCCTTTCCAGAGATGTGTCGTAATACACCTTCTTGAAGGTACTGCCGCCATATCCAACATAAAACAGCATCTGATCAAAGTCAGGGTCATACTCTTCCATGACCTGAGTGATCTGGTAATTCATGTACGCCTTTACACGCTCCGCCTGTGCTTCACGCTCAGGTGTTACCTTTCCGATGATCGCCGCCCTCGCAGGGCCGCCCGGTGGCAGCAGTTCCTTGTACGACTGTGCTTGGAACTGTGTCACAGCCTCATTCAAAATAGGATGGGTCACGCCGGAGGCACCTTCAAAAGGTTCCGAACGCTCCTCAAAGGTCAGACCAAGGAGGACCATCCCCTCTTCATAGACCTTCTTCCACTCTTCACGGCTGCTGTCGTCATTTTCAATCAGGTCTACCAAATCCAAGGCAATCTTCTTCATGACCTTCTCGTCAAGGACCTCTGCCAGATTTGCTTGGAAATCGATCTCTTCGACCTCGGCCTCTTCTTCTTCTTCAAAATCGGCCTCATCGTCGATCTCGGGAAGGCCATCAATGTCCTCGTCGTCCATCATATCGTCAACTGGACCACCAAGAGGTGTACCGATATTGTTATATGGCTGCATAGACATCAGTAATAAACCCTTTTCCCAACCCGCTCTTCTCTCACCGTCTCGTAGTCGTCAGGATGGGAGAGAAAGCCGCCTTGTCTGAAACGCATTAACGCTTGTGTCGCTGCATCGCAATGGTCATCGTGTTCGCCAAATGGAAAAGTAGCCATCTCTTCGATGACTTCTTCCGCCCAGCTTGTTTCAGGATACCACACTAATCCAGCCTCGAACAGAGGCGCGACAGAATTCATTCGGCTGAATTTATCGTTCCCGCGACTTGGCGTGAAGTTTACAACAGGGATGCCCGACGCTCGTAATTCCTGTGTCAACGGCATACCCGCCGCCTTCGCTTCCACAAGGATTACCTCCGGCTCCCAGTACTTGTACTCCTCAAACGCAATCCTCTTCAGGTCAGGAAACTCCCACCGACCCTTCTTCGCATCCATTAAGATCACGTTCGGAGGGCTGTCCTCCTTCGGGTAAAACACACCCCACGTATGTATCGCGGTAAAGTCAGCCGTCTGCGTTTTCAAATACGCCGTGTCATAAGACTGCATGACATAATGCAAACGAGGGATCTTCTCATGCTCCCAAGGTTGCCACCACTCGCGCTTGATAATGGACGAACCGTCGGAGGACGGCTGTTGGAGGTACTGGGCATTCCACTGCTGCAACGGAATCGAAGCCTTGATCTTCTCAAGTTCTTCCAACTTCCAGTACTCAGGCCACAAAGCCTTGCCGCTGTCCAAGATCGCAGGAAATTCGACCACCTCCCACTGATCAGCCTTCGGGTCCATCGCCGACTGCTTTAACAAACGTGCTGTCAGATCCTTCTCACCCCAGCGGGTCATTACCAGAATAATCGAACCACCCGGCTGAAGACGCTGTCGTGGACCCGATGTGTACCAGTCCCACGCATTCTCAAGAGCAGTAGGTGACATTGCATCCTGCTCAGAGTGCGGATCATCAACGATGAAAAGATCAGCACCGCGACCCGCAATCGACCCGCCAACACCAGCCGCATAATATTCACCACCGTCATCCGTCTCCCACCGATACGCCGCCTTACT